CATCGGTGACGCATTGATCGAATTTGCGTACAAAACGACCGATGTCAAACTTTGCGAATTTCTATTCGCCGATGAGGATCTCAAGGAGACCATCGAGGGAGACTTTTCCAGGAACGACCGCGAACAACGCAGCAAGGTCGCCTTACTATACGATGCTTGGTTAGAGAAGTTAGGAATGCCACAGTGGTTCCGCTCTCTACTACTCACACTAGAACATTACGAAGTGGTCAACAAACGCTTCGGTTTCCGTGCCCAACTCAAGTACCAGCTTCCCACTGGGACCACCTCAACAACCCCCCGTAACTCGCTGTATAATGCCGTGATGTTCGCTGTCGCTCTTCGTCGACAGAAACTTCGCGGCCGGGCAGTGATACTGGGAGATGACTTGCTCGCTTGTCTCACCAAGCGTTTCGACCTAGACGAGTGGGTCAAGTCAGTTGCTGAGTTTAAAATGGTCCTGAAGGCGAAAGGAGTGGCAATCGACGGCCAGGCCACATTCCTGAGCAGAAGAATATTCGCTGAAATTTCCGTCCCTTGCATGGTGCCCCTACTGGGCAAAATGCTGGTCAGGTTCAACATCCGAAGCGCTCAAAATGACGCAATCACCGACAGCCAATACATGGCCGGCAAGGCACTCAGTTACGCCTATGAGTGTCGCCACGTGCCCATGTTGTCGGAGATGTTCATGCGTCGTTTCGCCATGGAAAAAGACAACCGACTGGTACAAGCACAAGACCTCACCTGGTTTGCGCGCACTAGCAACTTATCGGTGGCTGACCTTATAGTGGCCATCCGGACGGAAAAAGTGAAGGTGGACGATTGGACTTTTGGCATGTGGACGTGTAAGCAATACGGTCTCGACCTCGAAGAGGTTCGTGAACTGTTTGAACGCACGGTCTGCGACGCCACGATTTCAGTGATCGATCTGCCCAATCTGCAAGCAATGAACTGCGACATAGGATGATTCTCAACCAAACCCAACCAATGGGTGAGATCCTCTCTGTCACAGTTTGTTGATCTCAGGCATGTATGCCGTTGCGGCCCACAACCCGGAAAATACTAAAATAAC